TTGTGGGATAATACTTTGGGTAGTTGGTTTGGTGGAGATGAAGAAGAAAAGGTAGAAAAAGCTTCACTAGCACCAATGGAAGCCGTGGCAGATATGATAAGAGCAAACCCTGAAATATACTTTCCTTATGATGCTATGATGGAGAGGTACTTGGAAGTGCTTGCACAGAAGGAACAGGTGGAGAAAGATGAACTGAGAGGAATGGTTACTGCTGTTACCAATACGAACAATAACAATGTAACAAACAATAACTATGCAGGAGAAACTGTAATCAGACCCACTCGAGCCGTAGACCCATCCTCGACTAGACTTCGTAATAGACATCACATATGAAAAACGCTCCCTTGGGGGGAGCGTCTTCCACACATCACAAAAACTTCAATCATTCATCATCGACGAGCTTCTCGAAATAACTCATAGCATCATCGTCCTCATCGGAGTCGAATGTCTCCTTCTTGGGCTTGGAGGGGAATGCCTTCTCGAAAGAAGAAGAATCACTTTCCTCAGCGACAGACGACTTTCCTGCTGAAGAACCACTCAGAACCTGCTTCATCTTTGAAGTCAGATCCTCGTAACTCTTGAATTGACTTGGGTTTGTGAACTCACGGAGTGAATACTGCATGTTCCAAATCTTCTCAAGATCCTTGTCGTTTCCACCGAGGAATGCTTCTGGGGTGTCGAACTCGGACTTGTCGTAGTTGACATATCCCTGAACAGTGCGAATCTTGAGCTTGAAGTTTGCACCTGCCCAAAAATCAAAAGGATTCATGGGTGACTCGTCCTCAAACTGAGGCTTCATCTTCTCACTGATCTTGTCGAAGATCTTCTTTCCATACTTGTAGAGGAAGACCTTTCCTTCGTTCTGCTTGTTGGCAGGATCGGAAACGACATAGATGTTGGAGATGTAACTAAGCTTTCGCTTTCGCTGACGAGCAATCTCCTTGTCCGACTCGACTCCGCTGTTCCACAGTTCATTGTTTGCTTCGCAAACAGGACAGGGAAGTCCCAAAGTGGTCGGGCAGTTCTCGATGAACCATCCTCCCTTTCCTTGAAACCCATGACTGAACATGCGTGCCCAAGGAAGATCTTCACCTTCGGCTGGGGGGAGGAATCGGATCACGGCATATCCGTTTCCACTCTTGTCTCGCTCTGGTGACCAGAAGCGATCATCCTTGTACGATTCCGAACCCTTGCTGATCTTGTCGATCTCACGCGAAAGGGCATCGATGTTCGCCTGAGACTTCTTCTTCAACTGACTAAAACTCATATGTATCTCCTTTGTGTACGACGTGTACGATGTATGAAACTTGTTATATTATACCACGCTCTTTCACTTTGTCAACCACAATCTTGCTGAATTTTCTGCATCTTTCTTCGCCAAAAGCCAAAAACTTCTCATACTTAGCATATCGAATTCCGACTTCCGACCAAACAGGATCGTCGGACATTCTTTCGTTCCACCTGTCTATGAAACGAACGAGTATGTTCAGTATTGAAAAGGTTTCGTTCGACACCTCCTTTCTCAAGAGAAACTTCAGAAGTATTGGATGGTCTCCGTTTTCACAACGAAACAGGTGATCGAATGTCAATTTCGCTTCCTCCAAGAAATCGAAAAGAAGATCGCAGTCTTGACGAAAGACATATTCAAGACTTTCGGTTCTTCTTTTCCATCGAATGAACACATCTTCTGCTTCGGATGACAGGAAATCACCGACCCAAAAGTGGGTGTTGTCGAGAAGGTTAGAAACTATGATTCCGACCAAATCCTGTTCTTTGTATTTCTTCGCAAGTTTTTCGAAAAAGATGCGATCTGAACGGGACAGATAAGTGTTTGTTTTTATTCTCTTCTTTCCGTATTTGAAGAAGTCATAACTCTTTGTGTTGAAGTGACTTTTCAGGGAAATATAGAGGCAGTAAGCATCATACCCAGAAATTTTTTCATTCTTTTCCATGACAAACATCTTCATTCCTCACTTGAATGGCAGTCTTTTTTGTTTTTTGTCCTTTGGTATGAGATTAAGGTCTTGACCTTCTAGCTTTATTCTATCCTTCATGTTCTTCGGAACGAACTTAGCTACACTCGATGGGTCTATCCCATTCTTGTCGCAGACCTCTATGACAGCTTCTATGTACGACAGTCTGCCCTTCTGAACTATCTTTTCAACTTCTTCCGAAAATCTCTTTTGGAGATTAAGAATCGATCCCATTCAATACTCCTCTTTCCTGCAATTCTCTTTTTGTCTGTTCCAATATCTCATGGGAGGAAAACAGATCTTGGTTCTTCAAGATGTCTTCCCAATAATTCTCTATCGTCTTCTTCAGCGAAGGGACATACTCCCTACAATCCTTGACGAACAGTTGATTTGTTCCATCATCGCAAGAAACGATGACGACTATCTGATCTATTCTTTCCCCAGTTCTTTCCTTCCACATTATACTGTAGCAGGTGGCTTGTTCAAAGTAGTTGCGAATCCAAGATTCCTTCTTTGGTTTTGTTGAACCCTTGAAGTCTATCACGGAAAGTTTGCCATCGAACTCAGCGATGCAATCGACTCTTCCAGCAAGTCCCAAAACATCAGACCAAAGAGGAACTTCCAAAGCTCGAATGTTGTTGATCTTGTCCAAACTTTCCTTCACTTGGATGAAATGTCTTTTCTCGACAAGTGAGAGTGAATCCACATACTCGTTGTTGTTGTTCAGGTAATTTTCGATGGTTTCGTGAAGAAGATTTCCGCGCTCTTGGCAATATTTCAGAACCTTTTGGTTTTCTTCTTTTTGCCTCCACTTCGCAAAGAATTCCTGCTTTGCATGACCAGTCACTGTAGTTACGGACGGATACCATTTTCCTTTCTTGGTCGGGGATTCGTAGAATCTCCCAAAGGAAGTTTCCATTACCTTCATGTCCGAAGGTTCATAACCTGTATTCATGTGGGTGAAAGGCATCAATAATCCCTGATTGAACTTCTTGGGTGGTGTTGCTTTATTTTTGAAATTACTTCTCGGAATCCCTGATCGGGTCTCTTCAACCCCATTTTGTGGGGCTCACTCATTATAGGAGCTCCAATTTCACGTACAACTGATTTTTTTTCCTTGCAATTGGGACACATTGATTTGCAAGGCTTGTCGCGATTCTTGTAGAGAAGCATTTCATCCCAAGAATGACCACACTTGTTGCATTTGAAATCGTATAATGGCATAAAAACCTCACGCACTATTTATAAGAGTTTGTGAAAAATCTTGTGGATTTTTTAAAAAAAACCAGGAGGGCATTTTTGAGTTTTTCCACTTTGCAATACGAAATTTCTCGTAAATATAGTAATTGCGATATGCAATTACCGCATCTTGATTTTTGTATTTCTCTGGCATAGCTTGAGCAAAAGGAGTTACTCTAGTGTTTTTCAATATGTTCTGAGGGGGGTTGAGAAAACACCAGTCAATCACTTTTTTGCATGAATGTTCTCTGTTGTATCTGCGAGTGTATTCCTCGCAGAGTTCAATCCCATGAATGCATAACCAATTGTAGTTGCCCAGAGTTTTTCTAGCCCATACTGTGCATGGGTGATTCATCATCGTTGCTTTGTAGAGAATATTTTCCCTATCGTCGTCGAAGACATAGGTCTTTCGATTCTTTGGTGTTTTGGTTTCTCTACCGTCCAATACTCTGTGGTTTGTGGACAAGATTTGAGCGCTCTCCAGAGGCATCTTCACGATATGCTTGTCTAGGAGTGATCTTGCTGCTTCAACTGGGTCTTTTTCCACGACAAAGATGTTCATTATGAATCTCCAATATATTCGTGGGAATAGCAAACGCGATGTGCCAAGTCTACCTTGCATGGATCCCACTTTCTACTCAGTTTTTGAGATATGCAATCTGGCCTAGGAATTCCATTCTTACTTGTGGGTTTCCATTTGGGGCTGTTGTTTCTGTATTCGCCCAACTTGATGTTTGCGGTCTTTGAAAAGAATCGTTTCCCGTCTCTCTTTAAATATTCTCCCATGAACTCGGACATGGTGTTTCCCAACCCGAGTCCCTGATAGTCACATAGTACCACAAGGCGATGCTCTCTCCAAGCATTCTTCATGGTTCCACTTGGCAATGAAAGGGTGGATTCAAATGCGACAGGATTGCCCTCCCAATATCCGACATAACATCTCGCCGCGACATTCAATTCTTCACTAAGATAGTGGTGTTTCTTAAATAGTTCCCAAAAGAAACGCTTGTATTCTTTGGGAATTTCATATATTTCAAGTTCAATTTTAGGTCTAGTATATCTCAAGTTTCGCCACCCTCTTCAATTTTGAGCGAACATCCTGCTTGTGGAATTCATTGGAGTCGCAGTCGAACACCCAATCGGGTTCCAACCAATCCAAGATGTCTCGGTGACATGAAGATATCACAACATTCTTGATGTTGTTTCTGCGGATATATTTGGAAAGACTGACCGAGAGGGACTTTGCTGTTTCACGATTCACCACGCTGGTGAATTCATCTATGATGCAATCGTTCCCGATGACTCTTGCTACATATGCACGATACTTCTCTCCGTTGGAAAGGACATGGTAAGGTTTGCAGAGAGTCGGTATGGAGGAGATCCCAGAAGCAAAAAGTTTCTCCAAGGCATCGTCGGGGGTATCGAAGTGAGAAACGATAGCCTTCTGCGTGTTCCATTCCACAGAAGGCTCCGTGTACCCAAAATGGTGCTTAAGTATTTGCGATTTCCCGCTTCCACTGGAGCCTACGATAGCACCCAAATGAAAATTTTCTTTTGGTTTCTCAAAGAGAGGAAGTTCAAAAAAAGACTTTCCGTCGAACTTGTAGTCGAAAGCCGCGGAAACCTTTTCGGTGAACTCGTCGGGAATCACATGTGTTTCAATTCTCATCGTTCTCGTTTTTTGGCAATGGAATTTGGTAGAAAATCTCAAGTCCTAGTGCTTTAGCTAAGGCCCACTCTGCTTTTGCTCCCTTGCTATTTTCCCAATTGTCAAGCATATAGATTGCTCCACAATCCTTGGCTATGCAGGATAGATCACGCATAAGAACCTCTCTAAGAAATTCTTGATGATGATAGTTGACATTGGGGTCGAAACTGTGTGGGTCGCTAGGAATTCCTTCATTCCTTCGAGTCTCATTCCTAGCATATTCCGAATCCAATTCTGCTGGATTGATCACAATCCAACCTTTACTCCTGAGAGCTTCGGAGTACTTGTTGAAAGCATCGTAATTCCAATTGTCATAACCACGCATGGGACCAGCAACATATATGGTCTTACTTCTTTTGTCCATTTTTTCCTTTCTTCATCGAGGGAGATTTCTTCTTCTTCTTTTTGAATATCATATCCCAACCTCTCGACCATTTTTCATAGTCGAGTTTGCGATAGGAATCTCCCTTTCCAGCTCCGTGTTTGCCTTCCATCAGGTGAGATACCCGATGTCCCTTGCCTTGTACCACGAAATCTCCGTGAACACGGCATTGGTGTCTTCAGTTGGATTCCAAGTCTCCATGACTTGAATCTGCGGTCCCCATGTGGTATCATTGACCACATTCACCAAAGTTGCAAACTTATTGTTTTTGGGAATGATGGTGACGATGGAACCGAGATTTTGAATATCCTCACACGACAGGTTTTCACAATTCATTTGGTTTCTCCAAAATATTTTTTGCGGACACTTGAAAACGACTATGGATGAAGTATACTATGTACATCGGACAAGTCAAGTGATCTAGTAAAAAAATTCTTCGTGGTTTTCGCTTTGTTCCTTATACATACTTCTTCGGAGGATATTTAGAATCAATGCCAAAGAAAAAAGACAAAAAAAGTGTTGAGGGTTACCATTGGGGCGCCGAACCAACTTGGGAAGGTCTCACTCCAGACCAAGCTAAAAGCAAGTATGCTTTTGCTTTGAATTGGTACAACTACATGGCTTCCGACTCACAAAAGAAGCGATGGGTTCTCGATTATGCTAAGAAAAAGAAAATGAAGGAGGATGTCATCAGAGGTCTTCAGTCGGTTGACCCCAAGAAGTTCGATGTTGGGTATGGGGACTCTGGCGAGGACGACATGGGTTTGGATATGGGTGTGTACGCGAGGATGATAGTTCTTGGAGCACCTGTGCCAAAGGAAAAGGAACTGAAGTTGAAGAAGTGCATCATCTATCTTCTCACAAAGAAAAGTTCAACTTCTTCCGACGAAACCCAATCGAACATTCCCAATATTCAGGAGAACATTCGCAACAAAGCGGGGGGAATCCTAGCAGAAATTCTGAATGTGGAAGACAAAATTATCTCCTCTGGATTCAAGGAAACCGGAGAAGAAGCATTGGATATCCTGAAGAGGGAGGAAACCAAGGGAGTCCACTGCAAGTATATAAAGGAAGAGTTGACCAACATCGTGACAGAGATCGAGTCATCTTCCAAGGACGCGGATCTCAAGGAAGGGTATTCCATCTTCAAGAGACCACAATTGAAGAAGTATTTGACTTGGTTGAAGTCCTTGATCACGGAATGCGATCTTAAGATTGCCAACATGAGTAGGGTCAGAAAACCACGAAAGAAGAAGATGAGGTCAGCTGAAGATGTGGCAAAAAGAGCTCAAATTCAGGAGTCCTTCTCGGAACTGAATCTCAAGTCCATGCCGGCATCTTCCATTGTGGGATCTTCCTGTGTTGTTCTTTACAACACAAAAACCAAGGAACTTCAGATCGTCAGTTCTTTTCCTGGTCAAGAATTGACTATTCGTGGGACTACCATTCTGAATTTTGATCCGGTTTCTTCGGTCAAGAAAAAGGTTCGCAAGGTCGAAACAATCAAAACTTCCTTTTCCAAGAAACTTCCCATCACCAAGGTGAAGAAATTGGTCGAAGAATTGAAAACAAAATCTTCTGTTCCCAATGGAAGATTGAATAAATATACTATGATTCTGAGTGTATTTTGAAAGGATGTGATGATGGCAACATTTATGCTTACAGAAATCTTGAATCGCACGAACACCATGTTGGAACAAAAAAACAAGACTGGTGCAAAACAGTTCTTGATGAACAATTCAAAACCAACTCTTAAACTCCTGTTCAAGTATCTGTTGGACAACAAGGTTAAGTTTTATAGGCCCGATTGTCCCAAGTTCACTCCTGACGATTCTCTCAGAGAAGCTCCAATTTCAATCTTGGAGCAGGAACTCAAGAGGTTTTACATTTTTGAAGATGGATATGATCGTTGCAAAATTGAAAGAAAAGATCAACTTCTTGTTCAGATACTTGAAATGCTGAATCAAGAAGAGGCAAATCTAGTATGCAACATTCTCCAAAGAAAGAATCCATACAAGAAAATAACCAAGAAATTCATATTGGAGGTGTTTCCAGAAATGGGAGAAGGTGCGTGATGTCGAAGACAAAGAAGGAAAGAGAAGATTGGGACGACAAGTTGAATGCCGAGAGAAACAAGAGAAGAAAATCACAAGTCGAGATCATGAATTCGTATGAAACTGGGGAATATGAAGAGGAGGAATTCTACTATGAACAAAGAGAAAAATTCAAGCCAAAAGGAAAAAGAAACCAGTTCTAAAAAGGAAGAGAATTGGGATCTGGAAGACGATGTTCATGTGGAGAAAAAATCCCCAACCATGAATCAAGATATGGATTGAAAACCAATAGCGCAATATTTTGCAAGAAAATAGGAATCCACAATGTCAGAAATGGGATTGTCGGATTCCTTTAATTTTGGGTTGATGTATTCCTTCACATCCA